CCAATCTAAATGCCATCGCTGGGGCCATGCAAGAATGTCAGTATTGGCTGCAAAAGATAGCAGACAAACCGGAGCAAGAAAATGGCGACTGATGTCAAACAGGCACATACAAATCACTGCTTAACCAGGAGCTTTAAATGAGCGCCAGCAATATTAAGTCGGTACAAAAGACCTCAACTGCAAGCGCAGTAGCAGGCCGCACGCGCCTGTTGGGGGTTTACTTTACGAACACTGCCACTGCTTCTTCTCTTGTTTTTAAAGATGGCGGCAGCGGCGGCACAGCTCGTTTGTCACTGGTAACCCCTGCCGCAGCGGGTTCGCAAGACCTGATAGTCCCAGACATGGGCATTTTGTTTGAGAGCGGCATTCACGTTACCTTTGGCTCTGCTGACGCAACCAGTGTGACCTTGTTTTTTGAAGGCGGAGCGGCTGCGTAATGGCCTCTAAAGGTATGGGCATCAAAACCTCGGTGAAGAGCGGTAACTTCCGCGCTACCAAGGCGGGTGCGGGCATGACCAAGAAAGGCGTTGCAGCGTATCGCCAGGCCAACCCTGGAAGCAAGCTCAAGACGGCGGTGACTTCCAGCAAGCCTTCGCCCACAGAGGCGAAGCGTCGCGCTTCATATTGCGCCAGGTCGGAAGGACAGATGAAGGATTTTCCTGAGGCTGCCAAGGACCCTAACAGCAGGCTTCGTCAAGCGAGAAAGCGTTGGAAGTGTTGAGATCAACCGTTAAAAATAGGGTAAGTGTATGAAAAAATCTAGCATGAAAATGGTAAAAAAGGACGGCAAGATGGTTCCGTCTTTTGCAGCCGACGGCGTTGGCAAGATGAAAAAAGGCGGCGCGGTGGGCATGCACAAGATGCCCGACGGCAAGATGATGAAGGATTCTGACATGGGCGACAAGATGGGTCGCGCTGTTAAACGTAAAACGGCCGACGTCAAGGGCCGTGCAATGAAAAAAGGAGTTTGATATGGCTGGACGTGGAATGGGAGCCGCTACGCGCGGCGGTGGTGCTGTTGAAAGCGGCCCCGCAAACAAAATGCTGTCTGAGACAAGTAAAACCACTGGCATTCCTAAAATGCAAATGGGTGGCATGGCCAGCAAGGGCATGATGGCAGGCGGCATGATGTCCAAAGGTTACGCTGCAGGCGGCGCGGCCAAGAAGATGTCTAAAGGCATGATGGCGGGCGGCAAGCGCGCCAAGTAATGTCCTATCTCATCAGCAACATCCCGTACTTTAAATGCTGGGTCAGACGCGAGTTCACGCACATGCACCAGAAGTACCATGGCGAGTATTTGCACGCAAACGTCATTGCGGTCAATGTCATGCCGGACCGTTGCTTGAGTTTTCAGCTTGTGTTCACGGGGTGTGAAAGCCATGTAGACGGGTCTGAGAACGTGCACGGGGGAGCGATGTGGGCGCGCATGCCCATCACCGCGCTGGTGGGGGACATTCCTTTGGAGGAGTGGCCAGAACGTATGCCTACGCATTTGGCGCAGCCATGGGATTGCCCATCTCACCACCACACGGTAGTGAAGTTTGCGCGGACCAGTCCTAGCCCCTGGATGTGCAAGATTGACGGGGAATTTCACACCGGCAGGTACCTGTTTACCGTAGACTATGCGGAGAGCGAGGTAGCAGACTGTCCTGCGCAACACAAACAAAGTCATGTTTTGATGTTGACAGATGCGGGCAAGTGGACGGGCAACATCGTGGCGTTGCCAAACAACCGAGTCAGGGTCACCAGCCCTGCGTTTTGGCAAACAGGGGAGGGTGCTCCAGACTTTAGGCCCAGCCAGTGGACACACTGCGCGGAGCAAGATGATTCGTACATGGACGCACAGCAGACCTTTAACAACCTGTACAGCAGCAAATGACAACCTCAAACACCACCACATTTGATCTGTCGATTGACGACCTGATTGAAGAGGCATTTGAGCGTTGCGGAATGCGGCCGACCAGTGGCTATCAGCTTTCTTCGGCACGCCGCTCGCTCAACCTGCTGTTCCTCGACTGGGCCAATCGTGGGTTGAACCTGTGGACCATTGAGCAGGCTACTTTTGCCCTAGTGCAGGGAACCAGCAGCATTTCGTTGCCGACTGACGTGGTCAATGTGTTAGAGGCAATTATTCGCCAAAACAACCAGGGCATCAACACGGACGTCTACATTGAGCGCATCAGCCGTGAAGACTACCTTAACGTGCCTGACAAGACCACGCAGGCCCGTCCTGCGCAGTTTTATGTGGAGCGCACCAATACTCCCAAGGTGTATTTCTATCCCGCAGCGGACCAGAACTACACCTTCGTGTACTACCGCATTCGTCGCATCCAAGACGCCGGCGCGTACACCAACACTTCCGACGTCAATTTCAGGTTTTTGCCATGCTTGGCGTCGGGCCTGGCGTACTACCTGGCACTCAAGTTCGCTGCTGATCGAGTTGCGGCCTTGAAGTCTATCTACGAAGAGGATTTCCTTCGCGCGGCGATGGAGGATCGGGACACCGCCAGCGTGCAGTTTGTACCGGACCTGGGGGTATGACATGGCCTTTGCAACCGGCATATATTCCTACGGACTGTGCGACTACTGCGGGCAGCGGTACAAGTACAACAACCTGCGCAAGAACTGGCGGGGGTTTATGGTGTGCCCGGATGACTACGAGCCGAAAGAACCCCAGCTCGAGCCGCTTCGCTACAACGGCGACGCCATTGCATTGCGCGATCCGCGTCCCGATCGCATCGAGCCCGTATCTGTTTTTGTGGGCGCGCCAGGCTTTACGGCATTTCAAAGTTTTGGCAGTGTTCGAGGCGGCACCAACATGCAGCCGTACATCCAAGACCAAGCGCTCATCGCGCAAGGCGTTGTTGGCAAAGTGACTGTGAGCATTACATGACCTACAACGAGCTTGTCACCAACATCCGAAACTACACTGAGGTGAACAGTAACGTGTTTACCAGTGCGGTAATAGACACCTTCATTACCATGGCGGAGAACCAGATTCTTCGCGAGATTGACCTGGATGTGTTCAAGCTCGAGGTGACGGGGAGCATGACCCAGGGCAACAGGTTCCTGACTGCCCCCACTGACCTTTTGACGCATCGGTACCTGATCCTGACGCCCACCAGTGGTGATCAGTTGTTCCTGGACTTCAGGGACACGTCCTTCATGAAAGAGTACTGGGCCAACGGCACCACGCAAGGCACGCCCAAGTACTATGCCGTGTGGGACCAGAACACGTTCTACATTGCACCCACGCCAAATCAGAGCTACAGCGTGGAGCTGGGCTATATTTATCGTCCAACGCAGCTGTCGTCGGCCAATTCGACCACTTGGATCAGTAATAATGCACCTGAGGCGCTGCTCTATGCGTGCTTGATTCAAGCCTACAGCTACACGAAGGGACCTGCTGAAATGATGCAGTACTTCCGTGGGGCTTACAAAGAGGCTATTCAAGGTCTGGGCGCAGAGCAACAGGGCCGCCGCCGCCGTGACGAATATCGTGATGGCATGCTTCGTATTCCACTTAAATCGGATTCACCTGGACCATGATTACAGCACCCGCACCCGTACATGTAGGCAGCGTCTTTGTCGAGACCACGCAAAAGCGTGGCTGGACGCCAGAAGAGCTGGCGGCGCGCGCTGCCGACAAAATCATTTATGTGGGTGATCAGTCGCACCCAGCGGTGCAGGCCCAGGCAAGAGCTTTTAAAGATAGCGTCAAGCAAGTCGTGGCGTTTTATCTGAGAGAGGCGGTTGAACAAGACCGAGCAACTATTGCCCTGCGCTTGCGCGAGGCAGGTCACCCCGACTTAGTTTATTTGTTAGGAGATTAAAAATGGCATTTTCAGGCAATTTCATGTGCACCAGTTTCAAAGTAGAGCTGATGAGAGGTGTACACAACTTCACAACCAGTACGGGCAACACGTTCAAACTGGCTTTGTACAACAACAGTGCTTCGTTCACTGCTGCAACGACCACCTACACGGCCACCAACGAGGTGGCTGCATCTGGTTCGTATGTGGCGGGCGGCGGCGCACTGACCAACGTCACGCCATCGTCTACGGGAACCACTGCGTTCACGGACTTTGCTGACTTGTCGTTTACAAGTGCCACTATTACGGCCTTTGGCGCGTTGATTTACAACGATACAGCTGCGGGTGACCCTTCCGTCTGTGTTTTGGACTTTGGCGGTGCAAAAACGTCCACCAGTGGTACGTTTACCATCATCTTCCCAACAAACGATGCTACCAACGCCATCATCCGCATTGCTTAATGAGGAGCACATGTGGCTGATGTCGTTGTTGCCTTTCAAGGCTGGGATGCGTCCGGCGTAGGCTGGGGCGAACAGCCCTGGGGGGAAGGTGTTCTTGACATTAAAGCCATTGGAGCCGTAGGCTCTGTGGTGGTGAGTATTGACGAGGTCGTTTTAGTTTCTGGGGTAGGCGCAACGGCTTTCTTAGGCCAGATTACCGTCACTGCCGATGCTGATGTCAGCGTGACAGGTGTAGAGGCCACGGGTCAGGTTGGTGAAGTCACTATAAATGGTGACGCCAACGTGCTGCTGACGGGCGTAGAGGGCACGATGGCCCTGGGCAGTGTCACGGTAGCCGCCAATGCTGATGTGTTTGCCACGGGCGTTCAGGCTGTTGGCCAGGTCGGCAGTGTTGACCACCAGGCTGATGTCGAGGTATCAGTCACTGGTGTCGTGGGCACAGCCGCGATAGGCACAGTGATAGCCGAAGCCGGTTCAGACGTTCCAGTAACAGGACTGCAGGCCACCGCGTCCGTGGGTAGCGTCACAGCTGGTGCTGGTCAGGCCAGTATTGAGTTCAGTTCAATTCCTGGAATTTATACAGACCTCAAATTAGTCTTGAGTGGGCGCAAAAGCACTACTGCCCTTGATGTTATTTCTGTTTCTTTGAATGGTGGTGGAACAGCAATTAACGGCAATAAGTATTTGGATTCAAATAATACTGGAACCCCAAGAAGCGGTACTGCTGTTGGGTACCAGTTTCTTGCTCAACCGTCTGATTACACCGCTAGTGTTTTTAGCAATTCTGAAATGTATATACCAAATTATACGGTTGCACAAAATAAATCTTTGTCTATTGATACCGTTGCTGAGAATAATGCAACAGGATCATTTCTCGGTTTTACAATTAGTCTTTGGCCTAGTACTGCTGCAATAACAACTATCACATTGACAAATAGCACAGGTAATTTTGTTCAGTATTCATCAGCATCCCTTTACGGAATCAAGAAGAGTTAGGATATAGATATGGCAACAAAACTCGTAGTCGACTGCTCGACAGGCATCACAACAGAAGTGGAGCTTACGGCTGAGGAGGTGGCTCAGCGTGAGGCTGACGCTCTAGCCTGGGCTGAAGAGTTGGCAGTACGTGAGGCAGCTGAGGCTGCGAAGGCGAGTGCGAAGGCATCTGCGGAGTCGAAGCTGAAGGCTTTGGGTTTGACTGATGCTGAAGTTTCTGCGCTCATCGGCTAGTCGTTATCTAGTTTTTGTTCCTGCGCTACTTGGTTTCTTAGTTACTTCATCGTCAGCGAAGGCTGATGCGTTTGGTGTTTGGGAGTTCTCTAAGTCTTGTTTGGCTGATGAGGGTGGGACGGTTGTGCCGGTTGAGGGTGGGTTCAGGCTTGTTGGTGCTGATGGTGGGACGTGTGCTGGGAAGTCGAATTGGGTGAAACTTGAGGCCATCATTCCTGAGGGAACTAATGAACTCGGTTTCCAATGGCAATATCAGACGAATGATGGTTGGTGGTATGACCCTCCACAGATTGTTCTCAATGGTGTTGTTACACAGCTGACGAATCAGAACAACGCAACCGGATCAGGGTTGATTCAGGTTCAGCCTGGTGATGTGTTTGCGTTCCGACAGTTCTCAACTGACTCATGCTGCCAACCAGGCAACCTCACGATTACAGGGTTGACATTAGGCTTGGGTGAATGGGTATCTACAACCTCATCCACAACAACAACGACGACCTCTACTACTACTGTCCCGTCAACGACTGTCCCTGTCACCAACCCGACTACTACGACAGTTCAAGAAACAACTACTACGACTTCGAGTCTTCCTCAAACATCCGTCCCATCAACCACAACGGAACCACCACAAACGTCAACAACAATCCAAGAAACAGTTTCAACGGTTACCTCAACTAGCTCAACGACGACAAGTACTTCAACGACTGTAGCCCCAACTACGACTACGACGGTTTATGTTCCACCGGTAACAACCTCTACTGTTCCCGAAACAACGACAACCACCACAACGGAACCAGAACCAGTCCCCACCACAACGCTCCCGCCTCCGTTACAAACAACCACGACAACCACAACAAATCCACCAACAACGACATCGACTGTCCCTCCTGTGACCACATCTGAACCTGATGTGACCACAACGCTACAAGCCCCCACAGACGAGCCAAAACCGCTCACCCAAACAGAACTGCTGGACACCCTAGAAGCCCTCTCAGAAGCGTCCACAGAGGCCATAGAAGCCATCGTGGATGAAGTCCTCACCAAAGACCTAGACACCAGCCAAGCCACCCTCCTCATCACCAGCCCAGCCGTACTCGACCACATCACCCCCACCCAAGCCGAACAACTCTTCACCCAAATCACCCCAACCGAACTCAGCCCCGACGAAGCCGAAGCGGTAGTCGAAGCGGTACAGGAGGCACCGAACTCGGTACGCAAAGCATTCGAGGCGGTACTGAATATCTTTCAAGGTTTCGCAGACAACTATGTTCCACTCAACTCAACGGTGCCAGTCAGCACTCGTCGTGCGTTGATTGCTTTAGGTGCTGTATTCTTGACCGTAGCCCCTGCACCGAGTCGAAGGATTAAGTGATGAAGTTTTGGGGTGAGTTCCATGCGCTGATATGGACAATCGCAGCATCAGTCACCACCATCCTGACGCTCTCTGGTGGGCTACAAAAGATCGTGATCTGGCTAACTATCGCAGCTCTCGTTCTTCACTTCATCGGCGCACTAACCAATAAGGACAACTAATGGAAACCCTCAAGACCCTCATCCTTCGTATCGTTGCAGTATTCGGTTCATCAGCTTTGGCTGCTGTTGCCGGTGGTGCAGTCCTTGACGTGCAACTTTGGAAGGCAGCAGCAATCGCAGGTATCGTGGCAGCAGCCAAGGTAACTGAATCTTTGCTTCGTGCATGGTCATCTGATGGTGTTCTCACTAAAGAGGAAATCGCTGAAGCGTTCGGCAAGGCTAAGTAATGGCCTCAGCTAAGAAGCAGGGTGACCTGCCGATCATCCCTGTTGTGCTGTGTTCATGTTTGAAGAACGCTGTGCCTGGCAAGTTGCCACCGAAGTTGCTTCGTGCGATTGAGGGTAAAGGCAAGTTGCATCATTGCGCAGCGGATGCGTATGAGGCGATGGATGCTGCTGCGAACGCTGAAGGAATTGACTTGTCTCCCAGTAGCCAAGCCGACACATACCGCAGTCTTGAGACCCAGGAGTACGGCTTCTATCAAAGACACCAACTAGAACCTGTGAAGGGTGTAAAGCCGAAGGTCTACAAAG